TTGAGAGCTCCGAGCCTAATGTTGACAGCTTACCTCAGAATCCGACCGAAAATTGCGATAACAAAAGCCATATCTCAGCCGACTGCAACAAGCCAGCCGAGCCGAAGTTCAAGGTGGGCGATATGGCTGTGGTACGCGGCTTTAAGCATCCACTCCTTAAGTCGGATGGAGCGATAGTAACAATACTTTCGTATCACGACAAAGGAGATTTTTATTCCTGTGCGATTGCCCCCAACGTTGGCATTGATATAGATGCCAAATACCTCGAACCCTACACCGAGCCGACCGATTTTGGTAGAGAAGTTAACTTTCCTACCAAAAACAATCTCGCAATTTATCTCAAGAAATCGAAAAATTGCGATAATCGTCTCCAGATTGCAGCAATGGCGATGCAGGGAATTCTTAGTAATGAAAATGCGATCCAATATGCCATAAATAATTTTAGACTTCAGGATGGTTCGCGTAATCTCTATCAAGCAGTAGCAGAGTGTTCACTTGCCTTTGCCGACGCGCTTATAGCCGAATCAGAGAAATGATCTGGACATGGAAAATGACTGTGTCTATCTATATAAGGATAGGCTATGTTGGCAAACCGCTCACGACTATAACCGCGAACTCATAATCAGCCAATGCGCCTATCTGGAGAACTGCAAGAAGTGCGGAAATTATAAACCCCCAAAAAGAGAACATGAAACAGATCCCCGATAAATTGCCTCTGATTATCATTCTACTTTCCGCTATGTTTGTCTTAGGACTTCGCCTCGGTGTCCATTGCGGAAAAGACATAGGATATGATCAAGGATGGTTGGATTGTAGTGACGAACTTCAAGCCTCATTTGACAGTATCAGCAAGGATTATATCCGGGCGAGAGACTCATATAGCTCTAAACTCGATTCACTCATCGAGGAATACGATAAGCCATGAAAGTCTGGACTAAAGACGCAGAAAATGAATTGCGGGAGCTTTACGGTAAAATGACTGCCGGTGCTCTCGCAGTTCATTTCAACCTCACCAAGTCGGCAATATATCAGAAGTGCTATAAATTGGGTCTCAAAAAGGAACAGCCTAATAAAATACATCTGAATCGTGAACAGGAGTTGTGGATGAGAACGCATTATCCTCACATGTCCACCGAGTTTTGCGCGTTGATACTCGGCATTAGCCATAGTTCAGTAACCCGGCAAGCCCGACGCCTCGGATTGAATAAAACAGAGCAGTTCATAAAAGAGTGTCAGGCTCACACCTCCAAAAAAGCGCACGAGAGTCATCTTAAAAACGGTACATATCCTACCAAAGGCTATTTCTCACCCAATCTCCAGAAGGGAGAGGCATATCAGTTCAAGCCGGGCCATAAACGAATCAAACCACCAATCTAACAATGTTCAAGCGAAAAAAAGAAGTAACACAGATGACCATAGATCCGGATTTGTTTCGCCCCATAAAAGCTGATCCTATCAAATGTGCTGCTGCCCAGATAGGAAATCTAGCAGCGTTTCTAAGGGACGAAGTTGATGACATGGGGCATAAAGTCATCATTGAGACTGATGAAAAGGTGATAGAAATTAATGTCTCCGTAAGGAGCGTTGCAAGGGATTCTGATGAAAGGAAGAGCGACAATAATTCACCGGCAGGGGACGGTTGACGTTGCAGTTTGCAGCGTCCCGATGGACGATGCACCCCGGACATTCAGCAATCTTGTAAAGGCTATGAAAGAGCGTGCCCAAAGTGCATGGGGCGTGAGATTCGAGGAAACGCCGGATTCAATCACGGCAGTCTGGCTCCCATCCACGAGACTTCCCCACGGATGGCGCGAGAGCGTGAGGTTTATTCCAGAATAATCGAAAATTTTTCGGAAAAAAAGTGTCTGAAAATTTGTTTAATCAACAAAAGTTGATTATCTTTGTAATGTCATTAAGACAGAGAGATAATTAACATGTTTCACCCAAAAAAGATTTTCAAAATGAACGATGAGAAATTCAAATTGAGAATTATCGAGGTAGTCGCCCTCCTGATTAAGTTCAGAAAGATGACAGACAGGAGCGACAAGAGAATCCTCAGAGACTACATAAGAGCAGTAGTCAAAGAGATTACCTTAGTTTAGCGACATCCCGAAACAAAGAACCCTCCCCCGCAAGGGGGGAGCGGTTCACTTAAAAACAGACATAACTATGGCAGACGAAGAATTGATCAAAGAGATTATCGAGCGTGCGGAATCCGAAGAGGGTCAGCGGTTAGCTGATGAAACCTTTGCACGTTTGAAGAATGGAGAGGTTGCGCCCGATAAACTGGTTGTTGACCTCAAAAGAGAGGACATAGCGAAAGTGCTTAAAGTGTCCTACATCGCAGAACGCTTCTTTGGGCGTTCCCGGTCTTGGCTATGCCACAAGCTCAACAATGATATTGTGAACGGGAAACGTGATGGCTTTACCATTGATGAGCGTAAAAAGCTAAAGGAGGCTCTCGATACCATAGCATACGAAATTCAAATTTTGTCGGATAATTTGTAGTTAATTCCTCATCGTTCATCTACATAATCCGACGCCCCGGCCCGATTGACCTACAAAGTCAGTCGGGCTTTTTTTATTTGCAGGCAACCATAATTAATCATGAAAGCGTAAATCAATTACGCGAAATTCACATCTCCATAATGAAATGAATATAGGACTTATTGATGTTGACGGGCATAATTTCCCCAATTTCGCACTTATGAAAATATCTGCATGGCACAAAGCCAATGGAGATAGTGTTGAGTGGGCAATCCCAGAATTGTTCGGTAACAACTATCATCGAATATATGCCTCAAAGATATTTACGTTCACGCCGGATTACAATGGCAGGTATGGATGTGAGATTGTTCGTGGCGGTACCGGGTACGATATACGAAGCCGATTACCCGAACACATTGAGCAATCTACGGCAATGGACTACTCTTTGTACCCTCAATATCCTTTCTCGATCCAATTCTTTTCTCGCGGCTGTATTCGCAGATGCCCGTTCTGCCTCGTTCACGACAAAGAGGGCATGATACACCCGGTAGAACCTGCTCAACTGAATCCCAACGGCGAGTGGATAGAGGTGCTTGATAACAACTTTTTTGCTAATCCCGAATGGAAGAGCGCCATAGACTATCTCATCAAAGCCGGGCAGAAAGTAAACCTGCATGGAGTTGACATAAGGATAATGAACGAAGAGCAGGCATATTGGCTCAACAAGCTGCGTCTGCGCCGAAACATTCATATCGCTTGGGATTTGCCAACTCTTGACCTTACCGATAAACTCAGAGAGGTAACTCGCTACATCAAGCCTTATAAACTCATGTGCTATATCCTTATCGGCTTCAACTCCACCATTGAGCAGGATATGTATCGTATTGAAACGCTCCGCTCGTTTGGCATAAAGCCTTACGTTATGCCATACCGCGACTTTGAAAACAAACGCACTCCCTCGCAGTATGAGAAAGACCTCGCTCAGTATGTCAACAAACCAATGATATTCAAATCATGCTCCTTTGCCGAGTTCTCTCCGCGCAAAGGTTTTAAGTGTTCATCATACCTCCACAATATCAACCTATAATCATGAAAGCGTATATATCAATTCCCATCAGCGGGAGACCGCTCATTGATGCCAAGTGTCAAGCCGAGCGGATCAAGGCGAAACTGACCGAGCATGGCCACGAGTGCATAACCCCCTTTGATGTTTGCCCGGAATCAGGCAAGCCTTATGCCTACTACATGGGCAAAGACATTGAGGCTCTGTTAGCCGAAGACATCGATGCCGTTGTGTTCGGCAATGGTTTCCACAACTCCAAAGGCTGTCGGCTGGAGCACGCTGCCGCCGAAATCTACGGCAAGCGAATAGTCTATCAGTCGTGTTTCTATTTTCTCGATTTCACAACCCTTAAACCAATTCCTATCAAATGAAGAAAAAGTATCGTATCAAGAGAACCCGAAAGTGGGTTCACTCACACAATCGGCATCTATATTGCCCGACGTACTCCGTTCAGGTCCGCACATGGCCGGGACTCTGGATTGATGTAAAACAATTCAAGGATGAAGAAGATCCCGACTTTGCCCGGCGTGAGGCAGAAGAACTGTTAGACAAACTCAACGAAAAGTAAGACATGAAAGTAATCATCACAGGCGGCGAGGGCTTTATTGGAAAGGCGCTTGCTGCCAATCTTAAGAAACGCAGTATCGAGGTCATCTGTATTGACCGCCGAAGCGGAACAGAAGCGGGTGAATATTTCACATCTGCCAACCTGACGGATGTCGACTGCGTTTATCATCTTGCCGCACAGACATCGGTGTTTAACGGTAACAGAAACGACGTCATCCGAGACAATATCGAGGTATTCAAAATTGTGTGCGATGCTTGCGCCCGGCACGGAACCAAACTTGTCTACGCCTCGTCTTCGACGGCGGCAGATGGAAACACGACTTCGATATATGGAATCAGCAAGCGCTTCAATGAGGAATACGCCCGCTGTTATTACCCGAAAGCCACCGGCATAAGGTTTCACAACGTTTACGGCCCCCATCCGCGTCAGGGGACTCTTCTTTGGTGCCTGCTCAATCAGGAGCGGGTGAAGCTCTACAATATGGGGCGTAACGTGCGACACTTTACTTACATCGATGACATCGTCGAAAGTCTCGTCTTTGCCTATGGCAGCAGCCTTAAGCTTGTAAACGCGGCTAATCCCGAAACGACAACGACATTGCAACTCGCCGAAATGGTAAAACAATACAAACCTCTTGAAATAGAGCTAATTGCGCAAGAGCGCAATTTTGACAGAGACGAACAGCAGATCAATGAGAGAGTTTACTCGGTACCTTTGCAATACACGTCTGTAGCTGACGGCTTAAAACGGATATTCGAAGAGCCTCATAATGAATCTGCAAAGTAGAACCCACGCATCAAGTGTTCCCGTCGCACGGCATTTGTCGACAGACAGGAACACTTCCCGCATCACTAAATCTGTTCACAATTTAACGTCTCCCGGCATCATTTTTCAGACAATATGGCCTATATTTTCAAGATGGCACGCCCACCATGCGCATTTATCTCAACTCAAGCCGTGTTTTATGCGTATTCCGGAATTTTTTTCATGGGCGGGATAAAACCAAATTAAAAGAAGTATCATGATCAATTCCAACGCGCTTTTCTTATTCCTGATATGGCTATTAGAAGAGTAATTCCAATTTCCGACCTGTATTATAACAGAATTCCTTTCTGATTATATAGAACCCTCATCACAAAGACACATCATGGCAAAAAAACAGTCTGCAATAAAAGAACGTCGACTGACGGAGAAACAGGAAAAATTCTGTCAGTATTACCTTGACACAGACGGGAACGCCTCTGAGGCGTACCGTATGGCTTACGACACCTCAAATATGCAGCCTAATACCGTCTGGAACTCTGCAAGCCTGCTTATGGATAACCCCAAGGTTACCCAAAGGATAAACGAGATACGCATCGAACGCGCTGAGAGTTCACGCATAGAACGTAACCGTGTTGAACGGGTTCTGATGGACATAGTGACCGCAGATCCCAATGACCTCTATATTGCAGATTCCAGAACCGGCAAGATAAAGATGAAGACTCCAAGTCAGTTGCCAAAAAGAATGCGTAATGCGCTTAAAAAGATCAAAAATAGCCGGGGAGTTGTCGAGTATGAGCTGAACGGTAAAGTAGAAGCGGCCAGACTGCTTGGTTCGTGGAATGGGTGGGATGCACCCAAAGAAGTCAACGTCAAGAACAGTGGCAGTATGATGGGCGAGCTGCGCATAGGTTTCGGCAACGAAGACGAGCAAACATAATGCTATAGAAAATCGCCAAAACGCATCATAATGACACCGAACGGCTAAAATATCTCGGGAATATACCAAACTGCGTAAGGTCATTCCCGATTTTACCTTTCAAAATGCCATATTAAATGATTCTAAACTACAAGCTGTTCAATCCACTGTTCTTTTTTCTGCTGATGATCATGCAGAATAAGACGATCCGCAACATTATCATGTATGGCGGTTCGTCTTCTGGAAAAACTTACAGTGTGGCCCAGGCCATTCTCATATTCACGTTATGGGAAGGTTCTAACACGCTTGTGATGCGAAAAGTCGGCGCGTCTATCAGGGATACTGTATATCAGGATTTCAAAACCGCAGCCGACCAACTCGGAATAACGCACCTGTTCAAATTCAACGACGGTAATAAGATAATAACCTGTCTTCAAAACAATGCACGTGTCGTCTTCAAAGGTCTTGATGATGCCGAAAAAATAAAAGGACTGTCAAGCTTCAAGAGAGTCGTTCTCGATGAATTGTCTGAATTTGATGAAACTGATTACAAGCAGATCCGTTTACGTCTGCGTGGTATTGAGGGCCAGCAAATTATCTGCACTTTCAACCCTATCAAAGAAACACATTGGATTAAAAAGAAAGTATTTGACAAACAGAAGTGGCACGACATTCCGATGGAAGTTGTAATTGACGGCCAGCTCATCCCTGAAGAATTGACAAAGGTCAAGTCCATAAAGATGAATGAGCCGCGTATCATGATGCACAAAAGAACCGGCGAGATGATTGAGCACGCGCCGGACACAGTGGTGATTCAGACCACCTATCTCAATAACTTTTGGGTAGTAGGGTCTCCTGACGGAACCTACGGCTACTATGATGAGCAATGTATTGCCACGTTTGAATATGACCGCGAACATGATCCCGACTATTACAACGTCTATGCGTTAGGAGAATGGGGCGTCATCAGAACGGGGTCGGAGTTTTTCGGCTCGTTTAACAGGGGCAATCATGTCGCCGAGACAGTATATGACCCATCATTGCCTGTTCATCTGAGCGTAGACTCGAACGTTCTGCCCTACATCTCGATCTCATTTTGGCAGATAGCGATCGACAGCTCACAGAAACAAATCCGGCAGATTGACGAGATATGCGCCGAGAGCCCGAACAATACTGTCAGGAAAGCAGCCAGACTCACCGCAAAGCGCCTACAAGCGATGGGAGTCTGCAAGGTTGTTCTCCATGGAGACGCATCAACAAGGGCAGCAAACAATATTGATGACGAAAAACGTTCATTTCATGATCTGTTCATCGACACCTTGCAGAAGGAAGGTATTGAGGTCGAGGACAAGGTCAGCAACAGGAATCCGAGCGTTCCTATGTCAGGTGAATTTATCAATGCCATATACGATAATAACCTACCCGGGATAAGCATAATCATCGGCGAGAACTGCCATATGTCAACAGAAGACTACATGAGCGTCCAGAAGGATGTGAACGGTGGAATTCTCAAGACAAAGGTCAAGAATAAAATTACAATGCAGACATACGAGGAACACGGACACATTTCGGACACCAAGCGTTATGTCGTCGTCGATATGCTCCACGAAGAGTTCTTCGCATTTTCCAACCGCCGCAAGCGCAATCTCTATGCGCGGGACGGCGTTATTCATTTTTATAATCCTGAAACGGATTGCAAATATAGCCGGGAGGTAGTTTACGCGATGCCCAATGTAAATGGCAAGTTCGCACTCGTTCACGGCAAGATGTGTGGCGATAAATGGCATATCGTGGATGCAGCATTGCATGAGACGACATCAACGGGTGAGATCAGGAACACTCTGATCGACACCGGCAGTCCGCAGACGGTAATAGAATGTGCTCCTGCATACTTTCGTTTCGTGCGCGACCTGCGCAAAGATCTCTCAGGGGTGCGTGCTATGCATGAGGTGACAGACGTTGACAGACGCATAGCCGCCACTTCCGATTTTGTCCGGGAGCATCTGCTGTTTAATGAAGCGAGACTAAATGACAATGTAATGTATTCGGCTTTCATGACAAATCTTTTCGACTACAACAAGAACAATGAAAACAAAGAGGCCAGCATTGTTTTAAGTGGATTCATTCAGTTCGTAGTTAAGTTCGATTTTTCAGCGCAAGCAGCCTCAACCAACAATAGCACAAAGGATTAGCGCCCATTTTATGGGGCTTGCTTTTTTCAGTTTTTAGGCCGTTTGGCTCAACCTGGAATTTTAGTGCTTTTCTTTGCGACAAAAGAAACCGCATGAAATTCCTGCAAGGCATATTCAGTAAGAAAGAGAAGTCTGAGGCTCTGACAGTCCGGGAGGACACTCCCCGCCCCGTCAGTCAGGCTAACTCGGACATTAATGTCACTGACGCATGGAGGTATCATCAGATTCTTGCAAAGCTCGACGCACTCATACAGCCCTCTGTTGTCGGCAACAACTTCATAGAGATGTTCAAGACAATTCCTGAGGTGTTCTGGCCTATAGATTTCATTGCCAAGCGTATATCGGAAGCTCATTTTGACCTGAAGAGGACGAAAGATGACAGCATCGTATGGTGCAACCGTCTCGGAGCTGATGCCATTCTCAAGCAGCCTAACCCCATAATGACATGGCGCGAGATTGTCTATCAGCATTTCGTGTATAAGCTCGCCACCGGCAATGCCTTTTTCAGAGCTGCTATGGGCGAAGCCATCACGGCTGATGCCATCAAGTTCCAATGGTGTTCAAACTACTGGAGCCTGCCGGCACATCTCGTCAAGGTAGAACCGATGGAACACAGCTATGGAGTGCCGATGTTCGGCATCGCCAAGATAGACGAACTCATCAAGGGCTATACTCTCGATCTCGGTGCATATTCCGGCCTTACTATCCCATACTATCAGATATGGCATGATCGCGACGGCATACCCGAGCTCATCAGAGGTATCGGCTACATGAAGGCTCAGAGCCGACTGCTGGCCGTGAAGAAGCCTATTGCTAACCTTCTTGCAGTGTATGAGGCGCGTAATGTGATTTATCTGAAACGTGGCGCACTCGGCTTCATCGTGGCTCAGAAGGAAGACCCGACGGGAACCGTGGCACTTGAACCGGACGAGAAGGAAGAACTGAGAGATACCATCAACGCCAACTATGGTGTCGGAGAGGGCAAATCCCCATACGGAGTGACTGATATTCCCATCAACTTCGTAAGAACTAACCTCTCCATTACCGAACTCCAGCCCTTTGACGAGACGTTAGAGGACGCAATCAAGATTGCATCCGTATTTGGCATTCCGGCTGTGCTGGTACCGCGTAAAGACCAATCCACATTCAGTAACCAGGACACCGCCGAGAAGAGCGTCTATACCTCGGTAATCATACCGGCGGCCAAACGCTTCTGCGAGGCTCTGACAACATTCCTTGGCCTTGAACAGAAAGGTCTGTATCTCGATTGTGATTTCTCTGATGTCGCGTGTCTGCAAGCGGGTCTCAAAGAGCAGGAGGAAGTTAAGAAGCTCGTCAACGAGCGTTGCCTGTCACAGTTCAACAATGGTCTCATATCCGTCAACGATTGGCGTGCTCAAATCCATGAGGACGCTCTTGACGGTGAGATTTTCAACAAGACCAAGTTTGAGATGACGCCCGAAGAGATCGCCATTGTCGACAGGGTCGTCAAGGCTCAGGCGTCGCCGATACAGATAAATACAGGACGCCCGGGCGCAAATCCTGAAATCAGCCAGAACAACAATCAACCAAATATCAAACCCTCGAAAGGAGAAAGCAATGAATGAACAGATGATTAACCTCCAGTACGAAACAAAAGCACTGGACGTCACTGAGAAAGGTATCGTCACCGTAGCGGTGAACGGTATAGGCATCGAGGACGCACAGCACGACATCTCGATGCCGGGGTCATTCGTGGACACACTCCGCGATGACATAAGCAAAATGCGATGGTACCTCAACCACGATACGCGCCAGCTGCTTGGTGTTCCTCTGTCAGGTGAAGAGAAAGACGGAAACCTCATCATGACCGGACAGATGAACCTCAATAAGCAGATCTGCCGCGATGTCTTTGAGGACTACAAGCTCTTCCATGAGGCGGGGCGGACTCTTGAACACTCTATCGGCGTCAAGGCTCTTGCCCGTGATGAGGAAGACCGCCGAAAGGTCGTAAGATGGAAAATGCTCGAATATTCCACACTGACCGGCTGGGGCGCCAATCC